TGTTGTTCGATAGCTTCACCGTCCAACCACTAGACGACCCGTCCACGATCACCAGATAGGTGCCGTTGTCCACCATTGAGACAACACCGCTGTTAGACGAAATGTCGCCAAGTTTCGTAAGCGTCCATGATTCGTTGATGGCATAAACAGATGACCCGCAAACCCCATAAGTCGTGCCGTTTGATGCCGAAAAGAGTCCACGCCAGCCGCTCCCACTGAAAGGCGTCGCAGTCGCCAGCAATGTGAGGCCCGGAGTCTGGTAATAGGTGAACGGGAATGGCGAATCCTGCGTATTCTTTTCCGCATACAGATTCACGCACCGCTGCGCATTGGCGACAAGCGATTTGGCCTGATACGCACCGGTGATCAGCGGAAATTTCAAGGAGAACTCCCGATGTAGGAGTCGCCGTAGATGTTGTAAGTACCGGATCGCTGCCCGCGAAGTGCGGAAGGCATCTGGAGCATCGGAATCTGGGCGTTCGATTCCTCGATGATGTCCATTGCCGCCTGAGCTTTCTTGACGACTATCGGATCAGGAGGCAGCCCGTACATCGCATAGGCTTCCAGCGCGACATTCCACATGATCGCGGCGCTGTATTCCGGCGGCAATGCGATCTGGTCGTTGATCGTGGCGAACTGCTGCAACTGCTGCATTACCGTGATGTCGATCTCATACTGATTGTTCGGGATCGGCCACACGAACAGATTTCCCAGCGGATAACCGGCGTCATAAAACGCATATCGAGGGAATGCGTTGAGGTCCTTGATCGAGATCCGGTTGTAGTCCTCGCGCGCTCGCAGAATCTCAAGCGGGTAGCTCACCGGCAATGGAGTGCCCACGTTCTGCCTGAAATACGCTGACTCGATCTTGGCCGGCCGCGGAATGTTGAAGTCGCCACCAGGACCGACCGTGTACGAGATCGCTCCAGTGGCCTGCTTCGATGCCGTGATGAGCTGGTAGACCATATAGCGGCGCCGCTGCCATTGCGCCAGCATCATGTTCATCAGGTTAAACAGGTCGTTGATGTCCTCCGCGGACGCGACCTGACCCACACCCAGTACATTCGCCATTTTCAGCGCGAGCGTCAGCAGATCTGAAGGCGTTTTTGGGACCGGAACGCTCATGATCAGGTTCCCGGCTCGAAGATTTCGTAGGCGATGACAGATGTATCGGCGGTCTGGTTCGCGCCGGTCCCGTCCTTTGCGGTGATCGTGAACGATGTACCCGCGGTGCGCGTGATGCTGTACGAGGCTGCGACCGTGCCGCCATCTGTCTGACGCTGCAGGAAGATTCGGCTGTTCGCCGTCACAGAGGTGTTCGCAACCGCGACCACGCCAGCAACGAGGGTTGCAATACCCTGCTTGGCGTTGGACCCTTCCTTAACCTTCAGGCCACCGCTTGCATTGAGTGTCGAAGAAGAACTGAATGGGCCGGTATGAAACCAGCTTCCGGAGCCGCTCGTCGAGGTAATACCCGCTACGCCCGTGTTTTGCGTTCCCTGTATCGAAAGCGCGTCAACGAATGCGGTATAGGTATCGTCGGCAAAGCCGATCGAGTAGGTGTAGTTGTTATCAAATCTCGCATAGGAAAGCCGGCCGCCAGCCGAGTTGACGCCATTAGCGTGCACGACGCTTGAAACATTGCCCGTCGTGAACAACTGCACACTGCTGCTGACCGTAGGCGAAGCAGAGGCGGCATTGCTGGCAATAATGCTGGCCAGAGCGCTGATGTTCCCGCTGGCAGAAATAGGCCCAAGAATCGACGCGCTCGTTGCATTCAGAGACGTAAAAGCACCATCCAGCGGCGTAATATCACCAATATGGGTTCCATTGATCGATCCACCGGTGACAGTAGGATTGGTGATGGTCGAATTGGTAAGAGAACCGCTGATCGACGCATTGATCGTCGAATTCGGTCCAATCGTCACACCGTCAATCGAGCCGCCAATGATGTTCAACATCCGAGCGTTCCGAACTCATCGACTGGCGGTCAGCCGGTGGCGTAGCGCTGATGTAATTGAATGCAGGATCGAAGTAGTTTCCGTTTTGCAGGAAATACACACCCTTCTGCGTGTAGACGGTCGAATACGAGCCGCTCGTGTTGAAAACGGGATTAGACATGGGCGTGCCCCGCGATCATTTCACGCAGCTTTTCGACGCCGGCTTTGTGATGCGGATTCAGCCCAAGCGCTTTCGCTTGCGCCATCAACTCAGCGCGCTCGTCGGGTTCGTCTGTCGCAGTCGCCGCAGCTTCTTCATCGGCGTTGTTGACGACGAGAAACGAGCCATCGGCGAGCTGCACATGTTTGGGGTATTCAACGAACGTATAAGGCGCAGTGAAGTTGCGCATATTGACGTTGTTGGGAACGAAGGAAGCGCGCATCGCTGCTCCTAAAAAAGGAGCCGAGGATGACCCCGGCTCCAAAACCACACCGAGGAGACTCGTTACAGCATGTCAGCCACGACGACGGCCCATTCCGGCCGGATCGTTGCGTAGCCATACAGCAGATCCAGACGCGTGATCAGGTTGTCGCCCATCACGTCATACGCCGTGATCATCCGCATTGCGACGCCATCGAACTCCGCGCGCGCCGCTTCGACCACACCGCTCGTCGGCATTTCGAGGTCGGCGGTCGCCAACGTGAATGCTTCCGGGTAGTAGGCCAGGTTCTGGCGATACGAGGTCGAGGCGGGGATCACGAGCGAGATCGCCGCCGAGTTGGCCGGCGATGCCGTGACCGTGTTGAACGCGGCCGGAGCAGGTACGATTGCCGGATAGATCGGGATTGAGGTCGCGCCGGTCAAGACGTTTGCAGTCACGACGAACTGCTGCAACGTGCCGTAGGTCTGGCCCGTCAGGCGGTTGATTGCATTGACGCCTGCAATCGTGATGATGTCGCCCTTGTTCAGCGTGCCCGTGATCGCGTTCGTGACGAGCGTGTTGCCGGTCTGACCAGCGCCGTTGACCGTGCCGGCCGAGAACGTGCCGGTCGTGTGAATCTGCGTCGTCTGGTCGCTCATCCAGTCGAAGCCAAGCGTGTCGGTCGTCAACATACCGCTTTCGAACTGGTCGCCAATCTTGCGCTGCGGGTTGAACAGGCCGGCGAGCGATTGCACCGTGCGGGCCTGCGTCAGCGGGTCGAGGATGATCTTGCGGTCCATCTTCGGCGCCAGGTTCTGATCGAGCACTGCACCAGCTTGCAGCCACGTACCCGCATCCGGCGATGCCGTTGCATTCGTCTTGGCGACGATGTTGCACGACGAGCCGGCGACGCTCATCAGATCGTTGGCCACATATGCGGCCAGACGGTTGACTGCGGGCGCCAGGATGCGCTCGCTGAAGTCGTCCAACGACATGGTTTTTTCAGCGGTGCCGAACGAAACCGGCACGTTGGCCTGCGTCGCGACGGTCAGCGACACGTTCTGTTCGTTGGTGCCCTGCGGCGTGATTGCCGGGCCGGTGTTGACGACGTAATCGTTCGGCATGCGAATGCGCAGCGTGTTGCCGATCTTGGCGCCCGAGCGTGCGAACTGGTCGTCGTATTGACGATTGACGGTGCGCAAAAAGGCGTTGGTCTGCGTGAACAGACGCACCGCCTCATTGGTAATCATGTTGATTGTGAGCAGAGAGTTGCTCATGACAGATCCCCTTAAGGCAAAAACGAAGGAGCCATTGCTGGCGACTTGTCTCTGCCCTGCGGAGACCTACTTGACGGGCTAATCCGGTGATTGCGGCTCACCTTGGCCTGATGTCCCACTCAGGAGCGCAAAGCACTCCGTGCGGTCACTGATAGGGTAAGCCGGAAGTAAATCTCGTCTACACTATTGATGTGGCGATTCAGGGATTGCGACTACGCGGTTCCATGCAAATGAGTCGCCACGCTGCCCGTATCAAGCTGCTACGCCGACCGTAGCTGACAGCGTGGAACCCTTTACCGACGACGCGCGGTCTTTCTGCGCCACTCCTGCCATGCTTTCGTGTTGCTCGGATCGGGCATCACTCCATCGTCCCCATTGCCCCCACCGTCTACCGTCGTAATCGGAGGCGGGGCTTTGCTGATCTGCTTCGAAAGCGCCTTCGCTGCCTTCGGCGAGAGCTTCATCATTTCGATGCCCATCTGTACCGGGTCCAGAGAAACGATGCGCATGGCTTCGTTGAGGTTCTCTGTCTTGCCGAGCCACGTCACGACCTTTTCCGCGCCTTCGATGCTCGACAGCACGCGTAGAAAATCAGGTCCGCCGACGCCAGCCATGTTCAGGTTCTGGACTGACTTGTCGAAGTCATCACCGAATTCCTTGGCGCCGGCCTCGTTGATTGCTGAGATTCGCGATTGCAGGGTCTGCTGTTCGGTCTGCTCTCGCACCATCCGCGTGGCGTAGGCTTTTGCGAGTCCCTCGACAGATTGATTCGATCCCGGCTGTTGCTGCTGATGTTCGGCAGGCGCAGCCGTGGCTGCCGCGCGCAGTCTTGCGTTCTCAGCTTCGAGTTCGGCCGCGCGCGCTTCGGCTGCCCGTCGCGCTGCGGTGATCTCACTGATGCGCTTCGGCACCCATGAAGTATCAACCTTGGTTTCGACTGGATCGGCCGGCGCCGGATCACCTGCGGGCGGATTCTGGTCAATGACTTGCGGATCAGTCTGTACGTCGCTCATGGTTCTCTCCGGTTAGGCGGGTTGCTGTTGTTGTGGTGCTGCGGGTTCTGGAGGCGCTAATACGCCTTCGATATGGGTTGCATACAGGTTTGCCGGGTCAGCAGAATCGGGCGCAATGCCTGCATCAGGGTTGGGGGCAAGCAGAATCTCTGCGAGAGCCTTGCGGATGATCGGCTCGAGCGCGCCTTCGCCCATGGCCGGCGCAAGCGTCTTGAGGCGGTCTGTCTCAGCCTTGAACGCGTCGAGAATCGCCTTGTTGTCGTTCTCCATGCGCAGCGCCAGGTGATTCAGCGCATCCATGTCAACGCGCTTGGCCTGCAATTGCTGCTCGATGCTCTTGTCGTTGAGCATCTGGTGTTGCGTCTGAAGCAACTGCATCGTTTGCTGTAGCTGCTGCTGGAGTTGCTGTTCTTCAGGCGTCGGCCCTTCGCCAAGGATCGACTTCGGAATCCAGTTCCGCATGCGCTCCTGAAGCTTGTCAGCGGCCGGGAAGTCCGCAGTACCCATGTACAGATCGCCGATGACCTGCGCAAGGGCTGGTTGCGCCGCGAGAAGCTGGGTCATCGCGTCGAATGCCTGCTCCCTTCGCGTCTCGAAGTTCGGGCCAACCTTCGCCACGACATCGTAGGTGCCTACAGACGGATTGAAGATCGTCGCAACCTTGGCCTCGCCGGCATCCTCCTTCTGCTGGATAGCCTGCTTGGCCTGCGGATCGATCTGAATCTGCTGCTCCTCTCCCGTCTCGTCCATGATCCTGACAACGCGCCTGGTGTCATAAATCTTGGGGATCAGGTCGATGAGCTGCTTGCCCGTATAGCGGATCGCCTTCGCCAGATTGTCCTGGAAGTGGAACGTAACGCGCTCACCCTGTTTCTGGCGCTGCTCGATCGATACACCGCTGATCTCGTTGCCCTGCGCGCTGAACGTTGCTTCGTATTGGCCCGAAGCCATCATCATTTCGTGCTCGGCAGCCTGCATCCCCTCGAGGAATACAGGTGCGCTTGACGGAGGCTGCTGGCGCTGCGGCTGGGGAATTGGATTGCCCTGCTCGTCGGCGTGGTTGTACGGGAGATAGGCGTGATTCTGCGTGTTGGCCGTCGCCCAATAGTTCTCCAGCCCTTCGATCGCCTCGACCGGCGCCAGGTAAGGCGACTTGCTCTGTAACGCGCCATATTCCAGCGCCCCGGATGCGTTGTAGTTATAGGCGCGCTGGGCGTCCTTCAGATAGCGGACCAGCCCTTTGCGGTCCAATCGACCTTCGATGATGACTTCCTCGCCCGGCACGCGCACGATCGGGATGTATTTGCCGGCCCAGATTGATTTGTCGGCTACATCATCACCGACGAGCAGATACCAGCGCACGGTCCATTTGGCGACGCGGCGGCGCTGGACCTCGTTGTTCTGCTCCATGGCCTGTGCGAGCAACTGGCGCCCTTCAGCGGGCATATCAGACTCGCGCGTAAGCATGGTGCCGCCGTCATCCGTGGGAATCGCATATAGCCACTCTTTGGATTCCTCGCGTTCGTAGTATTCCGACACCCGAACCGAGTCCCTGCGCGACCATGACTGAGCACCGTCGCCTACCTGCTGACGGCCGGTGATTTTCCCGTACTTGCGCTCGGCGACATCCCGCGGCATATCGTCAAATACAAACGCATAGCGTGCGTCGCTGCCGTCCTGATTCTTGATGTGCGGGTCCATATAGACCGACAGCGGATCAGGGATCTGCCGGATGAAAATCTCCTGGTCGAAGCTGTTCTCGTCCGTGTAGTCAGTCACGATTCGCCAGTAGCCGATGCCGCCGCCCACCTGAAACTCGCTCGCCTTGTCGTAGGCGGTCTGCGCGTCGCTGATGTACTCGATGCGGCGGATGATCTGCTCGAATATCTGCGCGCTCTCGTAGGTCGATGCGTCCCCCGTCGGGCTGACCGACACTTCCGGCTTGTTCTCTTTGCCCTGGTTGACCACATGCAGCCAGTGCGTGTGCGTCTTGTTGATCGTCACCATCGGCTGCCCGGCAAGTTGCCGCTGCGCACGCGTCTGCGCCGGCCATTGCTCCTGGTTGTCGGGGTCCGCAAAGAGAAATCGGATGTCATCCTTGAAAGACATGCGCGCGGCACTCTCCCATTGCTGACAGGCCGCAAAGCGCTCTTGCGCGCGTTTGATGATGGTCTTGTGATTGTCAGCCATGGTCACATCCAGTTGCCGCCGATGGCGCTACCCAGCACAACAGGGCGCTTCGGTATTGTTTGAAGGTCGGATTTCTTCTTGCTGCGATCCCGTACGAGGCCGGGGAATAGTTCCGTCAACGCCCATACCAGAGCGTCAGCGCGGTTTGGAGAGCCTTCGCCGAGATAGCCAACCGTCGAGAACGCCGTCAGTTCGTCCTCAAGCTGGCGGAAGGTGCCGACGTGCCGCACCTTTCCCTGCTCGTAAAGCGCAGAGAAAGGCTCAGCCCGCACTGCCTTGCCGCGCGATGCCGTGACCTGTTTGAATGGCGTCCTTGGGCGAGCCGTCTGCACAACGTGCTGCACCATCGCGCCACCGAAGTTGATTTCGCCAACGACAACATCGGCTGCGTGCCGGTCGAACGCGCTGGTTGCAACAGCGCCCCATGTAGCCGGCCCAGCTTTCACCGTGCAGTCGTCCAGCAGATAGGCTCGCCCATCCGTTCCAAGGCCCACGACTACGATGCCTATCTCGTCGTTGTCGGCGTTGTCCACGTCCCCCGACCCAGAAGGATCGACAGCGACGACGACGCGCACGAAGTCAGGAAGCGGAGTGGTATCGGCATGGCGCCATTTATCGATCGTCTCCTCAGCGAATAGCTGGTTCGGCGTCGCGTCGCTGAACTCGCCCTTCAGAAAGCGCTTCTGAAGCCGCGCGCTCATGCCCTGCAAAGTCTGGAGATACGTGTCGCTGAGATTGGCCGTGTTGTCCTGCGGATTGATCTGGAAACTGGCGTAGTCGTGCGGGTTGTGCAGCGGTTCGCCGGTTTCCGGGTCAATCTTCTGGATGAAGCGCTTGTAGGTCCAATGCGCTTTAGAGGGAGGGTTGCAGTCGTAATAAGCGCGCATCTTGAGCGGCTGTGACTCAGCCCCATCGATCTGCGTCATGACGAGCTGCGCGAGCCGGGTCACCGCGGTATCGACCGATCCCATTGGAATCTGTGAGCACTCGTTGAAATACAGGGTGGCGAATTCCTTCCCCAGAACCTTCTCAACACGCTCCTTGTCGTCCAGTCCCGAGAACCATACTTCGGAGTCATCGCCACTCCCGCAATGAATGCTCGCGTATCCATCGCCCTTGTGCATCGTATATGGCACACCCGGAAATGCCAGCTTCATCACCTTCGGAAATGTGTCGAGCACAATCGACTCATGCACATGAAGTGCGCGGAAACGGAAGATGCCATGCCGACTACCTGGCGCCTTCATCGCGCGCATGCAGATATTCCGAACATGGAGAAACGTCTTGCCGCTGCGACTGCCACCGAACAGCATCAGGTGCGTGGCGTCGCTCGCCATCACCTTCTGCGCCTGCATCTGTTTCTCAGTGAGCTTCATAGCGCCTCGTCAAGCGGCGAGGAAGTCACGGTGACGCCCAGAGTGCCCTTAACGTTGGCCTCGACATTCGACAGCTTCGGATGAATGAAGGGCGCTGCCTTCTGCGCTACATCGGCCGCCATGATGCGCAGATCAAGAGGCGTCTGAATTCTGGTGCCGTCATTGATCACTTCGCCCTGCTCAGCCTGCTCCCATAGAGCGCGCATTGTGCCGAGCATGACTTCAAGCGGCGTGATTCCCTGCTCCTGAGCCTTTTCAGCTATCTCACGAGTTTTCTTCGTCAATGCGCCGGGCTTTCTCCCCGCTCCGTTGCGCGTTCCGCCGCGAGCCACGTTTGATTTCCTTTGATTAAGCGCCGCTCTGTTTGATTTCTTTGCCCCGAATGTCGCCGACACTCAACCGGGCGCGCTGTACATGCCAGTGGATCGCATTGGCCGCCATCCGGGCTGCTGCCTGCCGTGATTCCTGCTCGATCAATGCATCGAGATCGGCGCGCATGAAGTCGCTGATCTCTGCCCGGCGTCTGACTCGGTGCTCAATGCTGTTCGGCTTCATTTCTTCTTTTTCCCGAGAACGCGATTCGCTTTCGCGTCGATCTTCGCCTTTGCCGACTCCGAGAGCTTGCCGGCCTTTTCCATCTGGCTTGCGCGAGCCTTCGCATTGGCTGCGTGACTTTTATCCGGCATCGGGTAGGCGCGCTTGCCCGGTTCGCCGAATTCAGACTTCGGCAGGGACTTGCGCGCCTTGGTCGTGAGCTTGCTCATCTCGCACCAGTCACGAAGTGGCACCAATGAGCGAATACAGCTACGGAATCTGCCCCCTTCTTGAGCACCAGAAGTCCGCCTTCCGCATCCCAGCTATCGGCCTCTACGGTGACTTCTCCCGTGGGCGTAGTGACGACGAAGAACTTCATTTCGAAACACCACCCTCTTTCGGCGCGCGTATACCGTTGATGCGGACCGGTTCAGCCTTGGGGCCACTCGGCGGCTTGCCGCCGTCGTACTTGCCCGCGGGCGCAGTGCGCGACGACTTCGCGCACCCAGTTGCAACCTTCATATTCGAACCATCACGTAGACCACCGGCCATGTCTTTCTCCAGAGAAAAGGAAAGTCCGCCGAGCGGCGGTCACTTAGCGATGCTAAGCCGGTAGTAAATCGACTCAACCCCTTCTGTTGATGCGAGCGAGTATGAACAGGTCGTATCGCAATTCACCCGGCGGAGATAATGGCTCGCGACGTGCAGCGGTGTGATTGCGATACTCAGGGTTAATTGCAAAGCGCCCCTCTGTCTTGCGTGACGGCGGGTAATACCTCAATGCGCCGAGCGCCACGCCCACCCGCAAAAGCTCATCTACCTCTTTCAGTTCCTCCCCGAATGACAGGCCGATTTCGCCAAGTGTGAAAGGTCTCTTGCCACCCAGCAGGAACTGGATGGTTTCGAGTGTGAGAGGTAGTTTGATTTTGCGGGCGCGCATGGTCAGAGACGGCTTTCCGCGTCCTTCAGGATCGCCTCGAGTTCGCCGTCGAACACGTTCCATTTGCGGCGCAGCGTTTCCGTCAGCCGGCGAAGAATCGTGGTGTGCGGGTGTTCAGCGATAGAGGCATCCCTGGCAGCACCAGCGAGCGACGTGCTCGCATCGGCGTTTCCCACTTCACCCGCACCAGCTTCGCCAGACGAGGGCGACGAAGACGGCTCCCCCGCCGGCGCCACCTCGGGCGCGGACTGTTGCGGCTCTGTGCTGCTCGGCGCTGCGTCGTTAAGATTTGCTGCCGCTTCTGCGATGGGATCGCTCATGGTGTTGCTCCTTTGGTTGAAGTTTCGTACTGGCAGTGCTGCTATCCGTTGTTGCCGCGCGCTGCCGAGACAGCGAACCAGGCTATGAGGCCGAGAATGAGCAGCGCGGCGACGATTGCTGTTATTGCGGTGGTCATGTCGTCCCCGATTGTTCAAACTCCCATCGCAGGCTTTTCGCCTATTCCAAGTTGCCATTCGGGTGGCTTGCAAAGCACTTCGATTGGCACTCCCTCCTCCTCAGACAGTCGCAAATCACGCGGCTACTCGATCCCTCTCGCCGGAGTTATCTCTGGATTGGCATGTTCGCTTCCTGGCTCACCGAGGTGAGGTCGCGTCAGACGTGGCAAAATCCGACGGCACAACGGGGATCACATGAAAACAACGCATATTTGGGATGCGGCTCTGGCTGTAGGGGTGCTTATCGCCTTTCTAGTTTTGGGGCAGATTGGGTGGCACCAAGCTGGCGGAAAAGGCGATGTCGATCTGTGGAGCATCATCAGCGCCATTGCAACCGCCGCCGCAACGATCGTGGCGCTGTATGTCGCAGTCAAAACGTACCGCGAGAAAGGACGAGAAGAACGGGTGAAGGCGAGGCTGACTGCCGCGCGTCTCACACCGATGCTGCTTCAGAGCACCGGCAAACTGCGGGCGGCTCAGTCCTTGCTGGAAGAGGCAGCAAAAACATCCCATGCGCCGGGACTTTATGGCCGGACAAGGGTTATTTACGGAGAAATCGTGAACCTTGAACCGTCGCTCGATGAACTCCGATCGATCGCTATCTTGGAAGGCAATTGCGCTGATCGCATAGCGGCCGGGTTTGCACAAGTGCGGATGATCCATAGAATGCTTGTTGACGATCGATTCATCTATGGCAGCGCGGAGGCACACGCGCCGCAACGACGCCAAAAGGCCAGTATGTACATTGGAATGACGAAGGGCCTTCTTGAAACGCTCCAGCCCGCCGTCAGCATCTGCAGCAACGCTTCCCCAATAAAAATTGGTGGTGTGAGAGTAAAGTGACCGCGGAGTCATTCGCTCTGTCCTGCCGCTATCAACGCGTGCCGCACTTCCTGGATCGTTCCCGCAAGCGTCTCGGCGAGATACCGGGCTCGGTAGTCGTCGGTGACCTCCCCTGTGCGCTCCCGGACGTCGGCCGGCGTCTCCATCACGCATATGCACTGCGGAGCGGTTGCCCGGAATACGCGCCAGCCCATTTGCTTTAGCCAGTGACCGACGCGTAGCGAGTCGTCATCGTCGCCGCACTGAAGCGCGACCTTGGCCTGCGTATTGCCGAAGCTGACGACAAAATTGCCAACCGGAAGCCGCGGCCACATCGGCAGTCCCGCGGACCGGATGTCCTGCCATGCGCCGAACTCGACCGGCGTGAGCACTGATGCCCAGTCAGCGATCTCGTACGGACAGAAACTGTTCCAGTCGTCTACCCTGAGTAGGACCCGCGTTTCAAAGGTCGCGTAGTTGCGTTTGATCGCCTCGTCCTGCTGCGCCCGAGGCATCGAACCAGAGACCTGTTCAAACGCGTGTGTCCCATTGACCTCGAAGCGCCGGACCAGCGCCTCACGAATATCGGAGAATCGAACGGTACCGGGGATACGGTTCATGCGAGCTGCTCCTGGTTGACGTTGCTGAACGGCAAATAGACGTGTGGTCGGCGCGCGTAGCTCGAACTGAACTGCTGCGCCTCGTTGTTGAAGAAAAGCGGGATGGCGCGATGCTGCGTCTCTCCGTTGCGCTGCTTATGCAGTGTAAGGAATGCGTCGGGCGTCTCGTCGTCGGGAATCGCCTCATCCTTCTGCGCGGACCACACGGCGAACACGTTGTCGGCGGCGTCGGTGATCACACCTGCACCCGACACGTCCTGTTTGCCCGGCGTTCGCTTTTCGTCCTGCCCCTTGCGCGGGTGGGCGACCAGATGCACGTGCGTGCCGTTGGCGCGCGCCCAGCTCGCGAGCTTGCGCATCGCCTCCTTCTGAGCGGTGATGGCGCCCGGACCGTCCGACTGGACGTCCGTCATCATCAGGCTGTCGATTACGCAATGGCGGATGCCGTAACGCTTGAACGCGTATGTGAACACTGCAATCAGACGGTCGATCGACGCGGTGCCGATCAGGTTGAAAAGCCATAGGCGATCGCGCAGCCAGTCGGCCATGTGATCGAGATATGCGGGTGCCGGGCAGTCAAGACCGCCCACCTGCTTCGCGATCCGTTTTCCCTGTCGCTCCGGCGTCATTTCGCCCGAGAACACAACCGCCCGCTCGCCCTGCGTCAGCAGTCCGAGAAGCACCTGGTTGAGCATCAACGACTTGCCGTGCCCGTTGTAGCCAGTCCAGACCGTCACCTCGCCGCCGCGGAACTCGAACCACAACTGAGAATGCCCGCAGAACTGCAGGAACGGCTCGTGCGCGGCCTCCTCTGTCGCGGGATAGAACAGAGCCTTCACGCCCGGCCAGAAGTCTGCGATAGAGCGCAGTTCATCGGGATCGAAGCCGCGCGCCGCCGCGCAGCACCGCTTGAAGTCTTCGGGCTTCGCGCCGCCCGTGAGGTACTCGTTCGCGTCCTTCGACTCGCCAAAGATCACGACGCGGCAGCGCTCGTTGCCCAAGCGGTTCGCGGCTTCGCGAGCGCCTTTGCGGCCGGCTTCGTCGTTGTCGTAGCAAAGCAGGATCTCGCTAAAGCGTTCGAGCCTCTCCCAGTCGTTGTCGATCCACTGGTGATTGCCGGCGCCCGCATTGACCGACAGCGCAGGGATGCCGACCTGATGAAGCGTCATCGCGTCGACCTCGCCCTCGGCAATCGCGACGACACGACACGACGGGTCGATCAGATCCCAACCGTACAGGCACGGCTCGGCGCCAGTCTCCTGACGCATGTCCTTTTTGTCCGCGACGTTGCGGTACTTCGCGTTGATCAGTTCGGCACCGCGCAGGTACGGAAAGACGATGTACACGACCTCGCCGCGCGGCTGCTCGACCACCTTGAACGCGTTCACCGTGTCCATCGTCAGACCGCGCCCACCGAACCATTCTTCGAGGACCGAGGTCGCGCGGCGCGCCTTGGGACGATCCGGACGT